TTTTCATAGGTTTGCGGCGAAAACCGCCGCTAAATGCAGACACTAAATACTGAAAGCAGTTTGATTATAACGGTGATGCATACGTTCAAATGCAGCATTAACAGCTTTTTTATGCTTCAACTGCAATTCGAGATCATAATTATCAATTTGTTTTTTCATGTTTTCTGCAATATAGTGTCCAGAAATAAGAGCCCTTTCTTCCTTAGAGTATATTTTATCCTTATAATAACGAGGCATAGACGCTTTTTTACCATCACTAACGTTCAAGTACATACGATTTAATAAATCAGCTTTGTGCCATTGAATCATTTTTTCAGATAAATAGATTTTGCCAAGTCCCTTACTCATATATGCCTTTTCCTTTACTCTATCATCACCTTTAAACATTGGTATTTTACCCGGCTTAGATATATATTTCAAAGTATAACCTACAGATGCGCCGCATACCTTACCAAAAGTAACCGTACCAAGTCCCCAAGAGGACATTTGAATATGATACTTACCATCGTAATCCGTATACTCTAGCATCTTTAAATCTTCCTTTGTTAATAATAAATCTAATTCAAGGTTATAAATGATGATATGATAGTGGGGGCGTAGTCTTTTGGAACCGTATTCACCCACAGCGTAATACTTAATGTTGGATTTTCCGTTACCGTGTGCTTTACGTACACGTTTGAAGAAGAGTTGTAAATCTCTCTTGTCAAGCGACATGAATCCTTTATCTGTAATAGGAACGTAATTTGTGTCATAAGTAAGAGTTATAAAATATGCTGATTGTGCGTGTAAGCCTTCCTGTAATAATCGAAACGACCAACCAGAAGCACGCCTGCTTAAGCATAATGGACATTTACCACAAGGAAAAAAAGTATCATCATCCTTTTTAAAACGAGTTGGAATATAACACATAGTTATAAAGTTGGTGTACCATAAATAGGCATCTGCCTACTCACAAGTATATCATGATATACATGAAATACAAGTTTATCTTCGTCGGGATCTGTGACAGCAAATACCCTATCAGTAGTTGCTGGATCTATACGGACAAAGTCCTCATTAAGTTCTGGAGCATTCTCGAAATCTCTTACAAGTGTCCAGAATTTCAAGGAAGTTTGAAGTTGGCCAGCCACCCTATTAGGTATCTGCTTATACTCGGCATAACGTGGCGTATATCCGAATAACTGTTGTGATCCAAAGTATGCAAATATTTCATTGCGTGTAATTTCCTGCTCGCCAATGTTTGCAAACTGTTCCCAGTAATACTGATAAGGATCAGTAATCTTAAGAAAGTGTTTGGGAATTCCTTGCATATAAGCAGGTATTGGAACAACTGAACACACACCAATGATATAGCCGTGTTCTTGACAAAAATACCTTCCTGCTTTGTCATCTGATAATACTGCGATACCGTGTCCGGCCATGTTGCCCTGTGGAAGTTCGTCCGTACCTGTAGTGTTAAGTACTTCACTGATATTTACAGGAGTTTTAACACCGGTAATAAATTCTGATCTTTGTAACCTTGCGTCCGGGCTTCTAACACCAAAGAACGACCAGATACTTTCAACATAACGTGTACCACCTCTTAGGGCCCTTTCAAACCATTCCTGTAATCTGAAGGCACGACGTAATGTTTGAATTGTCGTAGGCTCGATTTCAAGAGTACCATTAGGATCGAGTAACACTTCGACATCATCAATTCCTGATTTTTGAAACACACCTGCATCAGCTTCAAGATCACCAGTAACCGGTTGATGATTGTCAACTCTCTTAATAAGTTGTTCAATGCCAAGATCATCTTTGAGCATAACATCACCTAATGGAATGTCAACGGCTGGCCCAGCTTGAGCGGTTGGTAAAGCACTCGTAAAATAATCTTTACCCCAGCCACGCATACGTAGTTTTATCAATTCAGCATTACCGCCATTATCACCATCAACCAATTTATAATCAATTTCAGGATCAATTTGCGGATTACGGTAATAATCGTTATATACCATTTGATAAGCTGCTAACGGTAAGGCAGATATGCGTTCATCATCAAATGCACCGGGTATTGTAGCAGGATTTGGGATACCCATGTAATTCAACATACGACTGTATGTAGATGCATCATTTGGTTTTACCTTCCAATATGGAAATGCTGGCAATGGATCTGCTTTACCGGGTGTAATGAAATCTTCCCATCCGTCCCATAATAAACGATTGGGTACGAAATAGTACTCCATTTTCAAATTCATACGGTGCATTACTGGAGAAACCAAAGGCATAAATCTCGTTAAAGATTTACAGCCAAGCTTTTTGAAACTATCACCGGGTACACATTCGAGTGCAAGCGTAGGGATAACGTATCCCATGTTTCCGGTGAATTTAAAATCGTGTGAAAGGTTGAAAAGGTTTCTGCGTGATTTACGAACCTCAACCGAGTTGAAAATTTTTGACATGATTTAATTTTTAAAATGAAAAAATAAAAGCGGGGGGACAAAGTCCCACCCGCAAATTCTTACGTTACTACGTTATCATAATACCCCCCCTCGGTATGGTATATGTATTTTTACGTTTTGTTTTGCCACGTTTACCGTGGCGTTTGAAAGAACGAAATTTCTTCCTGTGTTTTTTGTACCTCATAAAATTGAGTTTTAAAGTGAATAATAAGCCAATATAAGGCTTTTTTTAAAATGGCCAGGGTATAGGGGCGTATTTATTTGCATCGCCCATAATCGCCCGTAATGGTTTATCAGGATTATCCAGCTCCTCTTTAAGGGTATCTGCTGCCCTTGCAGCTACTCTAGTATACCAGGGATCGCCGGGATAAATGCCTTTTGCCTTTAAATCCCGATCTAGTTGCAATAACTGTGTAGAAACGCCCATGTTTTTAATACGGGCATTCATTTCAGCTATACGAACTGGAGCAACTTTTTCACGCTCATAATTAAGGTTCAAAGTCCTTGCAACTATTTCATTGATATCTGCAGTAGTTTTAGCTGCAGCTCTGGCATCCTGATTGATTGTGTAATTGGTATCGGCTACCAACTTTGCTAGTTGTGCTTTACGATACGATACATCGGTAATGAAATTTGCGTTCTTAAGATCAGCAATAAGATTTGTTAACCTTGTAGATGCCTGTGTGGCTTCTACTTTAGGATCAATCAATTTGCGTTGAGCCTCGAGCATTAAAGCCTGTTGTTGTATAACGGTGTTCTGTGAGCGCAAATTATCTATTTGCGCTTGCTTTGCTTTTGCGTCGAGAATAGTAAGACCTAAACCGGCCAGACCAGAGAAATCTGGTCCTTCATGGTTTGGAATATGAGCCATCTCCGGTGATCTTATAGCTGGTGAAGTAGTGTCAATTTTTCCATAAGCCAAATTTGGATTTAAACCGGCTTCACGTAAACGTGCCATAACGTTCGATGGATGGTTATATTCATTGACTCTATTCCAGTCTTCAATAGCCCACTGATGGGATTGTTCAGATTGCTCTTTAGCAAACTGTGCTTGTTTTTTTCGGTACATTCCTTGTCCGATCTGGGTGGCAGCTACACTAGCAATTTGCCCAGCTGCTGCCCATGCTGCACTGTTATCATCTGGCATAACATATTATTAAAATTAATAATCTGGTGTCAATTAGCATTAATATACCAAGAGGTATTAATGCAGAGTTCAGAGAAGAACTCATTTTTTTGCCGCCTGCAAGCCTGCCGGCGGCTTTTGTCGCCGCTCGCTGGCTCCTAGATAGCGGCGCGGTCATTCGTCGCTTTGCTCCTTTTTCCCGCTTGCCTTGACGTCGCCAGCGGCGGCGTCGTCTTTTTTAATTTCAAGCTTTTGGGGGGTTTGTTGTTGTTGTTGTTGTTGTTGTTTTCTGTAAAGTCTTTTTTGCTGGAAGTCAGTGCGAATAGCATTGACTTCATTTTGTACAGCTTGTAGCATATCCTGTGCATCGATATTATCAATATCATGCGGGTAAACTACATCATCGCCAAGATATAGCGGTTCACGTGATTTAATATTGATTGGTGTGCCTCTTACATGTGCCTTTACAATTTGTGCAAGAGATAACGATTGATCCGGAACTGCCAA